TGTCGTTATAGGCCTTGGTTACACCCGTACCTGCCGTTATCGCGCCTTCTACAGCGTCCTGAGCTGCCTCAGTGAAGTCTGAGACCTGGCTGGCAGTAATCGAGATAGACGAGTTAGAAGCTGCTGTGAGGCGTCCCTGAGCGTCTACGGTGAATGTTCCTACGGAAGACGAGCTACCATAACTACCAGCTGTTACAGCTGTTGAGGCCAGGCTAACGGTAACTGCACCAGAGGTGCCACCACCACTAAGTCCAGTACCAGCAGTGACCGATTCAATGTCACCTGCATCATTTGTGAAGCTGATCACACCAGTACTTGAGTTATATGCTAGGTCGCCTGAAACACTTATTTGCGCTCTTGTGTTTGCGGAAAAGTCCGAAACTTGGCTTGCAAGAATGCTAATTGAAGTATTTGCAGCTGCGGTCAAACGACCCTGTGCATCGACCGTATAGTTGGGTACGGTGCTTGCGTTTCCATATGATCCTGCTGTGACAGCTGTGTTATCAAGGTTTAATGTGATTGTATCTGTTGCGCCAGCTACAGATGTCAAACCAGTGCCACCAGATATTGTTAATGTATCTGTACCAGAAGTTATTGTCTGACTTGATCCACTATCTCCAGCTACCGTAAAAGCTGTTGCTACGTTTGCAATGTCCGAGTTACTAGCAATGTTAACGTAGTTTGTTCCATCATTTGTGAATGTCCATTTATCGGTAGTTTCATTCCAAAGAATTGAAACATCTGTTGATGTTCCTCTATTGACTTCTATGCCACTATTTAATGTTGGGGCACCTGTAACGCCAGAGTTTAATGTGATAATATTATCTTCAACGTTCAACTGTTCTGTGTTAACAGTTGTTGTGTTACCACTAACTGTCAAGTCTCCAGTGACAACTAAGTTATTTGAAATCGTTACGTTAGCTGGAAGACTTAATGTTACCGCACCAACGCCAGAATTAGAAACCGCAATTTCATTTGCAGTTCCTGTCAAACCAGTAACAAGGTTTGTACCCTTGTCGCTGATCTGCGAAGCAGTGATTGAAATTGCTGAATTACTAGCAGCAGTTAGGCGACCTTGTGCATCAACTGTAAAGGTTCCAACAGTACCCGCAGAACCATAGTTACCAGCAGTTACAGCTGTGTTGGCCAAGTCGAGGGTAACTGCACCAGAGGTGCCACCACCAGTAAGTCCAGTACCAGCTGTAACCGATTCGATATCTCCAGCGTCATTTGTGAAACTAATTACACCAGTGCTTGAGTTATAAGCAAGATCTCCAGAAACGCTTATCTGTGCTCTTGTGTTGGCGGCAAAGTCTGAAACTTGACTGGCAAGAATGCTAATTGCATTTTGCGAAGCTGAAGTCAAACGACCTTGTGCATCAACGGTAATACTAGCTGCAGTGCTTGCGTTTCCATAGGAACCAGCAGTAACAGCTGTGTTATCAAGATTAATCGTGACAGTATCAGTATTGGATGTTACAGATGTTAAACCCGTACCACCCAAAATGCTGAGAGTATCTGAACCAGAAGTGATTGTCTTGCTTGTTCCAGAATCGCCAGCAACTTCAAATGAAGTGGCTACGTTTGCGACTAAGTTTGTAGCAAAAGTTTGTGCATTGGATTGGGCAGATGAGGCTGCACCAAACGCATCAAAAGTATTTGCTGTTACTGCTATTGTTGGAGTAGAGCCTTCACCGGTATTATTAGAAAGAGTAATTGCAGTTCCAGCTACTAAACTAGAAACATAATCTCCAATAGTATCAGTTGAAAGATTTACTGCGTCGTTAATCCAAACTGAACCGTTATAACGAAGGAAGTCTCCATTGGCGGCTGAAGAAAGGGTAACATCACCTAGATCATCAATTGAAGCTATTGAGATAGTAGAGCCAGCAACAGCTGCATAAACACCAACTCTAACCGAGCTTGAAGAAGGTGCGGTTGAAAAATCTAGAGTAACAGTTCCAGTTGTTGTGGCTTCCCAACGAACATCAATGACTTCATATGGGCTTGCTGCATTGCGCGCAACAACTACAACATCTCTTGTTCCCAATGAGTGAGTAATGGTAAATGTAGAAGTTGTGCCATCTCCAATAGTTGAAGTATGAACTGTTCCAGCTAAACCGGTATCGGCATCTGGTGCAAACTTAGTTCCATTAAATTTTAGAACTTGATTGGTTGTAGCTCCAGTTGTATCAATTTCAATTCCGTCAACAAATAGAGTTGAAACATTAGCTTGACTAGTCTGAATAGTAGATGGAAGACTTAGGGTATAAACTCCAGAAGTAGCATTGGCAGTTACTGAAACTTGATTTGCGGTGCCAACAACATTGGATATTAAATTAATTCCGTATTATAGCATTAGCTGTTTTATTCTTATAAAACAATTTACCATCAACAACGTTGATTGCTAATTCACCCTCAGCTAGTGAAGTTGGCGCATTTGCTGCCTCGTCTGATCTCTTTAGTAAGAGAGTATTATTTACCGCAAACTGGGATCCATTATAAGCCACAAGGCACCTCTTCCTTTTTTAAAAATCTACTATGATAAATAGTAATCATGACACTAAATAATCCAATGCATAAACTTATAAATCTATATTAACATATAATTACGTATTATGAAAATTAAATATTACCATTTACCCAAGGGGCAAACTGCTGCTTTTAGCTTTACTTTCAGTGGCATAACGCATCCGCATTCTTTGCATTGCCTTGTAGCTTTTATCAGCCTATCGCATTCAAGACAAGTACTATATCTGCTTGATGCTGCTTCTTCGGAGGTATGTTCTATGCTTGGATTAAACACATCCCAAGGACGTGTTGTACCTAATTTTTTCTTATATTCTTGCCAAGGTGTCATGTTGGTTATGCTGGAGGAATAAAGTTAGTGCCATCATATTTCCAACCTACTCTGATAGTTTTAGCCAACTCATCTGGAGCTCTTACAACTTTTGGATCAGATGAGAATATTGCATTAACCATCTCCATTTCTGCTTTTATTTCTACTGTTTGTTTCCAAACAACTTCTCCATCAATGATAAAAAAATAATATGCTTCTGTATTCATAATTAAAATAATCTCCTTAAGATATTATTTGCAGTTATACATTTTACCATAAAAATCAGTTACTAGCATCCGACACCCGAACAACTACCATGAACTGCACAGCAGCCTGGACCGCCACACCCAGTTTCCGAACAAGCAACTCCACATGCATTTTTATATACAGTTTTAAAGCAGTTGCCTGCACAACACTGAACTATTGAACTGCCACCATCCCCACAGGAACCACAAGATGGAGGGACAAAGAATCCTGGAGGACCAAAGAATCCTGGAGGACCAAAGAATCCTGGAGGACCAAAGAAGCTTGGAGGACCAAAGAATGTTGGTGGAGAAAAAGCTCCTACGGTATAGTTAATGGCGCTACCTAATAGTGCCACACTACTATCGGTTAACGCAGTGTGTACAACATCATTTAAAGTATTATCTTGTGTTGCCGTATTACTTACGGTGCCAACAACAAAACCAGCGGCAATGATTGCAGCGTTAGCAGTAGACTTTGTTGCCTTTTGCGCAATTAAGGGTTTGGTTGCTCTTCTTGAACCGGCCCGAACTGCCTATTGGAACTGTCATAATTAGGCCTTTAGATCACCCATTGCTACCCAGGTATTAGTGGCTAGTTTAACTAGTGTAGCACCAGAGTATTGTGTACGCAAATTAAGACCAGGAGTGCCATATACGTTAACTCCACCTCCAGCAATAAATGTTACTAAACCAGTATTAATTGTAACAAAATCTATTCTATCACCAACATTAAAATTAACTGTATCATCTGCAGGCACCGTAATATTAGCAGTAGAAGAGCTATTTACTACTATTAATTTAGCAAGATCTGAAATTACAAGAGTATTACTTGAGGTAACTGTTCTTAATGTTGAATTGAATCCTGCCCTAGCTGCACCAGATACTAAGTCGGTAGTAGCAATCGAGTTACTTAATGATAATTTAGAATAATCAATTGCAGCCGATGCGCTGATATCAACATTGGCAATAGTTCCATCCATAATCATCGAAGATGTAACCGTATTCGAAGGAAGGGTTATTGTGCCTGTAAATGTAGCATTTGCAAGAGGAGCTTTTAAGTCAAGTGCTGTTTGAACAGCATTTGATATTGGTTTTCCAAGATCTGTTGTATTATCAACGTTACCTAGACCAACCATTGTTTTTGTAATACCAGAAACATTTCCTGTGAACGTAGGATCAGCAAGTGTTGCAAAACCAGAAATTGAAGCGCCTGCTGGGATAGTTACCGTTCCCGTAAATGTTGGTGAAGCCACATTTGCTTTTAGATCAAGAGCGTTTTGTTGAGCAATAGAAACTGGTTTAGCGGTATCAGCCGTGTTGTCAACAGAACCAAGACCAACCATTGTTGCTGAAATACCCGCAACTGTTCCTGTAAACGTAGGATTAGCCAAAGGCGCATAAGTAGTTCCAGCTGTTGACGAATCAAGTTTGTTATTTATCTGTGTTTGAATTGCCGAAGTTACACCGTCTAAGTATCCAATTTCTGTGTCAGTAACATTAGCAACACGTGCTTGAATAACTGAAGTATCAACCGTTATAGTTGGCGTTGCACCTTCGCCTGTATTATTAATTAGCGTAATACCAGTTCCGGCTACAAGCGATGTAATATATCCACCAACTGTATCTGTACCAAGATTAATTGGGTCGTTTACCCAAAAGGTTCCATCATATCTTAAGATATCACCAGTGGTTAAGGTGTTAATTTGTACATCAGATGCATCATCAAGTAGTAATGTTTTGTTGTACCACTTACTACCATTCCACACAATGTATTGCCCTGCAGTAATCCCAGCACCAGCAATAACAAAGTCATCTAAACTGCCTAAAGATGGAGCATTTAGCATAGAACTAGAGACGTTAGAAAATATTGTTACTGAAATTGAATCACTCGATGGTGCTGTAGAAAATGTAAATGTAACATTATTGAGATCTGTTGCTGCCCACCTTACCTCTACAACTTCATACGGTGCATTTGTAGTCCTGCATGTTACGTAAATATCTCGGGTGCCTAGTCCGTGAGTTTTAGTAAATGTACTGTTTGTGCCATCTCCCAAAGTGGTGTTATAAGCTAGACCAACAGGAAGCTCCCAATCAACTGTGCCATTAACCCACTGTGAAGTGTTGCTATCGTATTTAAGCACTTGATAAGCGCCAAGAGTGCTAGGGTTAACATTAACATCTGATAATCTATTTATATTAACAGCTTGATTAATCCAAGCAGAACCGTTATACATTAATAGGTTATCTGAAGTTGGAGTAGTAATAACTACTTCCGTAAAGTCATTCAATGTTCTATTGTTGACGTAAGTTACTGCATTTGAATAGGCAGTGTTTCCAACACCGTCAGCATATGTGCTTACGCTTGCTGCGGAGTTTGCTATATTAGAAACCATGTTTGTAGTATAAGAATCTGCTATTTTAATAACTGGTGTCATTCCTTCACCGGAATTATCAGTTATTGTTATACCAGTGCCCGAAACTAAGTTTGCTACATATTGACCTGTCGTATCGGCACCAAGCTCTACGGAGTTAGAAGCAATTGTTGTTGTTATTGTTACGTTAGCGCTTCCGTCTATAAATACGTTACCAGTTACGTCACCATCTAAAGTAATTTTTCTTTGATTGGTCCAAACTAATGCATTGCTTGCTGTACCGGTTACATTGCCAGTGTGAACTCCATTGCTATTTCCAGTTAAATCACCAGTAACATTTCCAGTAACATTTCCAGTAACATTTCCAGTTATGTTTCCAGTTACGTTACCTGTGACTGCACCCACTAAAGCAGCTGTTACCTGATTGAAGGCAACGTTTGCATTGGTGGCAACTGATTGAGGAATTGAGATAGTTGGAACTGAAGCTTCACCAGAATTGTTAGTAATCGTTATGCCAGTGCCCGCACTAAGGTGATCTACGTAATCACCTATTGTATCTGTAGATAAATTAATAGCATCATTAATCCAAACAGATCCATTGTATCTAAAGAAGTCACCATTGGCTGGAGTGGTTAAAGTAACATCTGTTAGATCATCTATTGTTGCATTAAGTGTTATTGTTGGAGTAGTAGTTTCTCCAGAGTTATTAGCTAAAGAAATTCCTGTTCCGGCAACTAGAGAAGCAACATAATCACCAGTTGTGTCAGTACCTAAAGCTACAGAATTAGCAACTATAGTTGCAGTAAGAGTTACGTTAGCAGAGCCATCTATCGAGACATTTCCAGATAGGTCGCCACCTAAAGTAATTAATCTAGCATTGGTCCATTTTGCTGCTGAGCCAGTATATGCATTTGCTGATAATACTTCTGTTCCATTAATCTTAAATGTTTTACCAGATGCAAGATCTATGTTTTCAGAAGAAGTCCAAGATGCGGTGCTATTGCTCCAGTTAAAAGTTTTATCTGTAGTTCCCTTTAATGTTATTCCACCACCATCTGCTGTCACGTTAGATGGTGATGATACGTTAGCAAGTTCAATATTTTTATCTTCAATAACAATTGATTCTGTGTTTACTGTGACGATAGTGCCATTAACGGTAAGATTTCCAGAAACTACTAAATTTCCAGAAACTTGAACACTATCTTCTGTTGTTATTTGAGTATTCGAAGTTTGAAGTAAATTCAAAGATGAACTAACTAATGAACCATTGCTATTTTTGAAGAAGAATACTCCAGAAATAGGATCAATGGCTATTTGATTGCCGGTAATACTTGGATTAGCCACTATAAAACCTTTCCTTTATTTAGAAAGTTCCACCGTCTATTGTGTCACTCCATGTTGGAACTCCAGCTATAACTTGTAGAACTTGTCCACTAGAACCTATTGACAATTTAGACAATGTGTTTGCTGCGCTAGCGTAAACCAAATCTCCAGTTGTATAAGTTGTAAATCCAGTACCACCCTTAGTGGCAGCAATTGCTGTACCACTCCATGTTCCAGCGGTGATTGTTCCAACTGTTACAATGTCATCATCACCAGAATAAGTTCCAGCAGCAACGTTTGCCAATATTGAACTATAAGCTTGTACGTTTGATCCAATTGCAAGACCTAATGCAGTTCTTGCGCCATCAGCAGTTGTTGAACCAGTACCACCATAAGCAATGCCGACAGCTGTTCCCTGCCAGGTACCTGTTGCAATTGTTCCTACTGCTGTTAAGCTTGAGGTGACTACGCTAGAACCAAGTGTTGTATTGCTTAATACAGATGTTCCATTAATCTCATAAACTTTACCAGAAACTAAATTCATATTTTCTGACGAAGTCCACGCATCTGTTGCATCAACCCAGGTGAACGTCTTATCTGTTGCACCTAGAATTGTGATACCAGCACCGTCAGCAGTTATATCTGTTGGTGATGCGGAATTTGCAAGAACAATATTTTTATCTTCTACAACAAGCGTTGCTGTGTTAAGAGTTGTTGTATTGCCATTAACAATCAAATCTCCAGTAACAGTTAGATTATTACTAATCGTAACATTAGCTGGGAGACCTAATGTTACAGCTCCAACTCCAGAGTTTGAAACCGTGATCTCGTTATTAGTACCGGTCAAACCAGTTACCAGATTTGAGCCCTTGTCACTAATTTGTGAAGCGGTGATTGAAATTGCTGAGTTTCCAGCAGCCGTTAAACGACCCTTTGCATCAACCGTAAATGTAGCAACCGAGTTTGCAGCTCCATAAGAGCCAGCAGTTACTGCGGTGTTATCAAGGTTTGAGGAAGTTAAAGAAATTGCCGTATTTCCAGCTGCTGTTAAACGACCTTGAGCATCTACAGTAAACGTAGCAACCGTTCCTGCACCACCGTAAGAACCACCAGTTACGGTAGTGTTGTCAAGATTTAAAGTAATTGTGTCAGTTGCACTTGCAACAGAGGATAGTCCCGTGCCACCAGAAATGGTTAAAGTATCAGTACCTGAACTAATTGTTTGATTAGATCCAGAATCACCCGCAACTGTAAATGATGTGGCAACGTTTGAAATAGTATTATTAACATTGGATATCTGCTGGTCAACATAGAGCTTTGTTGATGCGTGAGTGTTTGCACTTGGTGTTGGAACAATTATTGTACCAGTAAATGTTTTATTTCCAGTAATTGTTTGATCAGAACTTAATGATACAAATGCGCCTATTCCAGCAATTGCTGGTACTGTATTTGCTGTGCCTGTACCATCGTCTCCATAGCCATAATAAAGAATATTATCAACTTCGTTAAACGCTAGCTCAGCATTTTTGAGCGAACTAGGTGCGCCCGCAACGCCTCCACCAGCCCTTCTTTTGATTCTCAAAATATTAGCCATTTAGAAATTTCCTCCATTAATATTAAGCTCTGCGCTATTGTTTGATAATGATTCAACGGACTTATTTACCCATTGAGATCCATCGTAAATTAAAACATCTTTAGTCCCGACATTGCTTATAGTAACATCACCTAATCCATTTATACTACTAATGTTTGACTCTACTGCTATTATTCTATCTTTAACCGTAAGATGAGAACCAGCTGGGGCAAGCCCCAATACGGTTTGTACTGCCTCTACAGCATCGTTTAAGTTTGCATGCTGTTGATGATGTGGTACTGTGTTTGAATTGAGTTTGTCAGTTGCTGTTGGATTTATTAAAACATCTAATTGATTTGGATAATTTGTTGCCATATATCTTCCTATAAGCTAATAATTTTTGTTGAAGTATTATTCCACTGTAATGTCATTGTCGAAGATTCCGCAGTGCCGGCAAAAGGTAGCCCTTCAGAATTGTCTATAAAGGCTATTAACCTTGAATTGGAATCAGTTGTACCGTATTGATAAAAAACAATTGCATTAAATGGTGCTCCATCGTAAACAATGGTTAGGTCATCTGCATCTAATACCCCTAAATCATTAGATACGTTGCTTAAAGGTTCACTTCTATATTTTTTTGCCAATGTTGGTATATCTGATAAGAATTCATTGGTGCTTTGATTTGGTGTATACAAAGAAGTATCTATAAATGCAACTTTAAGACTATTTGTTGATAGATTTATTTCACCACTTAACATGGATTCTTTTGCTTTTTTATATACAAAATTAGCCATCTTATATACCCACATCTTTAGAAACTGTTATTCTATACTTATAACCTTTTTCAAAATAATCTTTATTCTCAGTATAATATGATGGTGTTGCATCTATTAAGGATGGAAAGTCTATATATATCTCAGGCTTCCAAGAGTGCATTTGCGTAACTGTCTCAACGTTTTCCCAACGAGACGGTGACTTCTGGATTTTTTTTCTTTGAGCTTTAAAATACTTAGTGGATAAAAAGTTAGAAGCTGGACGGGCATTAAAAATAATGGTGACTCTTCCATTGTTGTTATCATTTGGTAAGTAAAAAGATCCATTTTTTGGCTCAACAGAATCAATATAGAATTCTGGATTTTTAGCTATAATTTGATAGCTACTATAGGCTTCGGTTAAAATTGAGTTATCTTCTACTAAAATCTCTTCTATCACCGGAACAACAGAAGTTGAGAAACCAGAAGGAGTAGCCGCATCTTGCTTTGTAAATTTTATATACTCTTCTGCTACGACTTCATTTGCAGCGTCTAATATACCCACTACTCTTAGATAGTATTCCTGACCAGAAACAAGGACTTTATCCCAGTAAAGAGTAAGAGTTCTAGATATTGTATTATAGTCAGCTAATGAGTTTATTGCTTTAAATGGACTAGATACAATAGTCGGTGTTGCAGCTGATGTTTGAACAATAAACTTATTATCTGTTATAGAACTAATTTTGACTGTTCTACCAAATTTAATCTTTACCTTATCGACACCCACTGAGGCATAATCTATTAAATTTAATGGCACGATTTATCTCCTCAGGAAAAGACTTATACTTAACTAGTAACAGGGTTGGTGCAAAAAAATAAGGGGCAGCTTTCGCTGCCCCCTACTTTCTAAGACTGTATCGTAACTATAACAGCCTTAAGGCTTATTACATTTCGTTAGTAACTTGAACCTCATAGTTGCGGGCCAGTCTAACGTTCTTAGCAACTGTGATACCTTCACCATCGCCAAGCATTACAATGTCGTAACGCTCTTTCATCTTCATCGAACGAATGTCACGTGACGGATCATCGAACTGATCTGTGCTCATGTCATCCTTAACAAGAAGACTGCCGACCTCATTACGATCAATGAGGAACAAGTCTGACTTAGCTAATGTTTCACCGCTCTTAGCTGTGAAGCTAACAAATGGTGACACTAACACGTTCAAACCCATAGGGGCTGTTGCGTTAAGAGCGCCATCCTTCGACTGTGGACGGTAGCCCCAGCTGGTATTAACAGCTGATGCAGCGCCGCCCATGTGGAAGATCGAGTCCTTGAGGAAGACCGACCACATCAGTGGGTGAAGAATGAAGTCTGTTGGTATATGGTTTTCGGCCATTAGAACAGCTGCCATGTCGACAACATCGTCCCAGGTAATAGTGCTGTTGTAAGCACCAGTAATCCCACGACCTGTTGTATCGTCATAGCTGCCACTGTCGTTGTCGAATACAATTGTAGCTGCATCCTTAAAACGACTAAGAGCAATTTGCTCTTTCAAACGTGCCATTGCACGGCCTGCGGCGCGTACATGGAGGCCTACGATGTCCCAAAGAGAATCAGCAATAACTTCCTCTGTGAAAGCCAGCTTAACGCCCTTCTTCGACACCTTACCCTCGATTTGCTTAGCAAATGCGAGAGCTTGTTCTGGGTATTCTTGTCCTTCTGGGATCTCAGCAGCTTGAATTGCGTTTACCGCTGGAAATTCCAAAGAACGACCCTTACCAAGGCGTACTGTAGAAAGAAGCGGGGTTACCAAAAGCTGTGGTTCGGCTGCTTCGCGCAGAGTACGAGAAATTACCTTAGGAAACAAAGCGGCTGCGTCTGACGAACCGAATGCTTCCTTGATTGTAACTCTGTTATCTGTGTCGATGTAGCCATCTTCAGCAAATGCGGCTTCCCAAGCTGGGAGACCCGAGAGGAGTTCTTGGATTGTCTTACTCATCTAGGATATTTCCTCCTGTTTAATTATTTCTTTTTTTATTTTCTTTTTTTTTATTAGAGTGTTAAATTGACGCGGAAAGCACCAATAACATTCGTAACATCTAGGTTTGCACGGATACCGAGTTTACCGGAGAACGAGCCTGATCTTGTGAGCTCATAAACTGTCTTGAGCGCACCTGGATCCGATGGAAGTTGCATGTAGGAAAGTAGTCCGTCATCAAAGTTTGTAGCAAACTTCTCGACTTCAATAACCTTACCTACAATTAAGTGTGGGTAACTAGCTGCATCAGCTTGCGACAAGAGTCTTGGACGACCCATGAAGTCTGGAGCAACTAAACTACCTGCTGTTAAGTCTGCGTTAACACCTGTGACCATTGGATACTCGACATAACCTCTAACGATAAAGCCTGCACCTTGCGATGTGCCCTTATCAAATGGTCTGTAGAGATCGTACTGTGCACAACCAACTGGCACTGAACGTGCAGCAACTGCTTGTGTATCTCCAGATGCGCCAGCAACTGGAGTTGCTGCTGCAAGTGGATCCCAACCTGAAATTGTGTCTCCCCAAGTTACTGAAGAGGCGCTACCGTTAGCTGGAACGAAACGTGAATCACCACTTGAATCTGTTACTACCGAAAGGATTGTTCCCTTTGGAATAACAATTTCAAAACGATCATCTTCTGAATCTGCGTACCAAGTTGGAAGGGCGACTGATGGCAAGATGTATGCGGATGGTGCAATACCTTCCGAAACAACGAAACGACCAGCACCCGTTTTGGTACCTACTTTACGAAATTTTGCTAATGACATTTTAATATCTCCTTATTTGTATATATTTGTTTTAAAGTTTGCGACGGCCCATGAGAGTATCAACAAACAGTTCTTCAACTGTGTTCACTTTTTCTTCTGGTGCAGTTGACGTTTCTTCGTCTTCAACAATGACATTGTTTTCTTTTTCAGAAACAATGCAACTATCTATTACGGATTCCACATTTAGCTTTTGAATATTCTTCTTAGCTACTGGGAGCTTAGCTAAATCCCTAAGGGAATCAGCTAAAGAACCTGCCGAACGAGTTGCGTGATCTTGGATCAAGTTTTCTCTTTCTTCAATTGGTTCTACTCCTAATGAAATTTTAGTATCAACTACTCTTTCAGCTAAAGTGCGATGTAGCGCCTCTCTGAGCTTTGCATTTTCTTGTTGAAGCACTTGAAGTTTATTGTCATTGTCATTTTGCTCATCAGCATGAGTACTGCCTGTGAGCTCTGAGTCTGACTCTTCTTGTGTTTCGTTTTCTGGGGAGGACTCGGCGTTTTCAGAATTAACTACTTCTTCTTTGCCTTGTTCTTCTGTTTCCACTTTTTCTCCTTCAGATTCTTTTTGCTCACTAGGAGACTGCTCTGCATTTTCTGCAGCTGGCGCCTCAACCAATGATTCATCTTCTTGTGCTTTCTTTAGCTTTTCAATCTTCGAAGAAAGAACATCCACTACAGATTGTTCACCAGCTTCTTTTGCTTCTTGAAGAGCATCTGATAACACAGATATAAGATCTACATTTTTTGATTCTACATTTACAGAAGCTTCTTCTTGTGAAGGAATTTCTTCTGATTCTTCTTTTGGTGCCGTACCACATGGTACTGTAGCAATTGCTGACAGGTCTTGGCTTAGATTTTCGACAGTAGCCAAAACATCATCACCTTTAACGATTTCGTCCATTTCAACATTCTCCTCGTCAATTATATTCTTTTCTGATAGTAACGCAGTATTATCAGCCTTTGCAGTTTCACTTTCTTGAAAGGCCAAAGCCGTAAGAAAAGCTCCTTTAACATGAAGATAAAGTGGTCTAGACTCTTTTTTCTTCATACCCTTTAAAATAGACTCATTTTCTTCCACAGTGGTTATATCTTCTTTATCCATATGTAGGATAAAGGCTGTGCTTTTTGCTGTCCAATTTTCTGAATCAGTAACAACAGTTGATCCATCAATAGCTTTAGAAGCTCTTACACTAGACCTTTGATCCGCTGGTTGGTTAACAAATGAGTATTCTTTAAAGGAAATGTCTTGCATATCAACGAAAGCAAGTTTACCCTTATAAACTTGACCACGCTTAAATTTAGCTGTCTTTGGTCTACCGTCTGCTGATTCAGCAGCTAGGTCTTCACCCGAAATTGAACAAACTGCTTTGCCGGCTCTTCCGCCAACTGATCCAGTCAAGTATCTCTTATCTGAGATCTTCTGAGCAGCCAATGGATCTGTGATTGCTACCTGCAATCTTACATATGGTGCACCGTCTTGTTCTTTGTCCATCTTAGCAGCAATGATTCTGCCAATTGGCTCAGAGTTTAAATCGTGATTTAAAATAATAGGCTTAGGGTATGGCTCGACCCATGATTGGAGAGCCTTTTCTAATTCTGCTGCTGAGTAATTATTATAGTTAGCGGTTAGTCCGCTCATGTATGGCAGCCACTTCTATAATAAGACCGTGGTTTTTGCTGAATGATTCGGAAAAATCATTTTCCAATCCCGATAGGTCAGGAAGTTGAAGTGTAAAACTTTCAACAAAATCAAATGCCATTTTAGCGCTCCGTTTATTTTAATGTAGTAGTAATAGTAATTAGCTTTTATAAGATTAAACAATCTTATATAAAGATATCATACTTTTATGCTGTTGCAAAAAAATTACCCCTAGAATCTCCATTTGAGAGAAAATCTTGCATCATTCGCTTATGCATTATGTGTGGAGCATAAAGGTAGGATGCTGAGTAAAGCTTATAACCCATTTTTGCTGCGTTTCCAGACCAGCCTAAATCTTCACCCTGTGTATGGAGTGAGTAGTCAACATTCTTGTATACATCTCTTGACATCATTTTTGCTGCCATAATAACATCTGATTGGAAATACTCACCAAGTGGATATTGCTCTTTGCGATAAGCTTGACCACCAGGCTCTTTTATCCAATTCATTACACTTGGATACATTGTATTTGTTGGAGTCATAAACATTAATGGACTCACCGCATCTGCGCCAGAGTTTACGTGTGCAATTAGTAATTGAATTGTATTTTCATTAGTTAATAGTATGTCAGAATCCAAGCTAAAAAAATAATTTGGATTAATATCTCTAACTTTTGATAAAAGAGAATTTCTTAGATTAACCATATTTTGATATTTAGATATACTCCAAGTTCTTGTTCCTTCTTCATGAGAAAAATGAGGAATGTCTTGTTTTATATCTAAAATAAACTCTGGTATATCTGGTCTTGCATTTCTATATTTAACTAACATCTCTATGGTTTTTTCATCATCTGGAGATGCTTCAAATATAAAAGCGGTTTTTGAAAAATCAATATTCTGATTTTCTATACAAGAAATCCAATAAGGAAATATCCAATCTCTTTGATAGATTGGACAACCAATCACTAGTTCAATCATAAACTACTCTGAAATAGATTTTGTTGTTTCTTTTACACTTTTCTTAGCAGGTGCGCTAGTTCCTACAGTTGTTGATTCAATCTTCTCTTCTTTGATTTCAACAGCATTAACGTTTATCGCTGGTGTCACTGGCACTACTTCTTCTGTGGTTTCTTCTTCAGGTTCTGAAGTGAGAAACTCAACTATAGAATCAATAACGTCCACTAAAGCTTCAAGAGCTAGTCTTGTTTGACCATTGCTAACTGCTTTTCTAAATACTAAAAGAGCATCTGCTTCTGTGTTATCGCTACTTGTGATCTTATCATTTACATTAAACATCATTGTTATCCTTTTCAACGTCTGACTCTATAACAGTATACTCGCTATCCAACAAAGATTCAATTACTGATAGAAAATTATTATCATATCTTTTAATATCCGGAGAAGTTTTTCTTCCATTTTGATTCATTGGTCTCATAGCGTTACCAACGCCTCTTCTATTATTTGGCGTATTTTTCTGCCCTGGACCGGCGGATTTTTGACCATCAGATGTTTTTGGTTCAGGTGCTTTACCCGTCCCTTGTGCTTTAGCTTGGGCTTGGGCGGTTGCTTTAGTTGCATCGACTTGAATATCACTTTGTATTGATGCGTGTGTCTTGTTCATGTCAATATCGGAATCATATCCTAATTCTATGCGAGCTTCATCTAATGTAATTAGATTAGACACATATTTTTGAATGACGTGATTTTCTTTTTTAACTTGTGTATCAACATCTATTTCCTTGAACTTAAAGTAACATCTATCCGAGTCTCCAGCTTCCATTGGATTTGAGATTGGATCAAAACCACCTTCAAACAATAATTCATTAAATATATTTAGTCTTACCATCTCCGAAAACAGCTTCTGCATCTGCTTAATTCTGTCATATAATGCAACATCTAATCTTTCGGTAACAGATCTGTTACCACCATTCATCGACATTCCAAGGTGATGCGGCGCAACGCCTAATCCAATTGCAACACGTTCTTTAAAGTGATTTAGGTATTGACTTGCGTCAAGGGCAGATCCTTGTGATCCAATAACTTCAACATCGTGTCTAAATGGAAGGATCAATCCACCTTCAGCTCTTAGATTTTCTATCTCTATAGCTGCTTGTTCAATCTCTTCTGGCTCAGCTGGTTGTTCTGCGGTTCCAATCTTATATTTATAGAGTGGAAATAATTCTCTGTGAACAAGATTCTGAATATCTTCTTCAATTTGACGAAGTGCAATAACGTCGTCTAATACATTGATCAAAAATGGAGTACCAAATGCTCTACCAGTTTTTCTATCAAAGTGAAGATGGATTACTTTTTCTGCAGTCCAAACTGGATTTCCTTCAAGCGGCATATAAGTAAGAGGGTCTGTCTCTTGTCTATATGACTTAGGCCTGTTGTGCTTATCTCTAAATATTCTTACCTGTTCAGTAGGGATTAAGTAATAACCTATTACTGGAAGATCTCCAGTCATAGGTGCTAATTTGTCTGGAAAATATTCGCTTAAATCACCTCTTGCTTTAACAATGAAAGCATTAGAAAATTTAAAGAGTTGATCTGAGACTTCAATTAAGAAATCAACAAATGGTCTCTTCATTGCTATTTCCATGAAATCTATTCTTTGGTGAAGATAAGAAATAGCTTCTGGGTTTTCAGAAACTATTTCCCAACCCTCTTTCCAGAAAAGATCTTTATATTTAGACATAGCTTGCTTAACATAAGAGTCCGTATCAACAGCTTGCATTAACCTTTCAAAGTCATATGCTGGTCTTTCAAAGGTAGCTCTATTATTGAAGTAATAATTGGTACCCTGAAAACCAAGAGCAAGCGATGCTATTTTCATAGCCTTAGACAGACCCTTTACTTGTTCTGGCGCTAAAGCCTTGTCAGAAAAAGTAAGATCTTTGTCTACTGTTTGAAATGGTAGGTAATCCCTAATTGCCATGGTACGTCCTTATTTAAGCCTATATCTAATAGTAGACTCAATTTGTCTAGGCTGTAATTTATTGTTTTTCTAATATTCCTGCGGCTTCAAAGGTCTTCTTGATAATAAGATCTTTTACAGCCTCAAGCCAGAAAACTGTTTCAGCTTCTGTAAAGTCGCTCTTGTAAGATAGGTTCTTGTCACTGATCTTAATTTCAACTACAAATTCTGTTTTTACTTCTACTTCTGGTGTATCACTCATTTTACATTTGTCCTTTTAATCTTTGAATAATAATTGATTGTTGTTTAATTGTTGCTTCTTTTATAACTAAATCAGTCATTAAGCTGCTAAGTTTTTCTTGAAAAACAGCTATAACTAAATTAACATCTAAATTAGAATCATTAATATCTGATTGAGAAGTTTCCATTATAGCAGTTTCCTGTTCCTCTTGCTTGCTTATTCTAGACATTTTGTTATTATACCACTAACTAAGTCTAGACTCAAGTTCATTAACTTTAGCCGAAAGCTCTTGAACAGCTTTAATTAAAATTCCAATAAATTCATCTAAATTTATAGCTTGCTGAGAATTGGAATCTTCTTTATCGGCAATTGCCCAACCGCTATATTCATCTGTTGGAAATCCAGATTGCTCAAATGCTTCTTTTACTTCCTGCGCTACCAAACCAAAATGTTTTCTTTTTCCGGGCCCTACTGGCTCATATTCCGACTGGTTAGTTTCTTGGTCAACTGAAACCACTTTACTATCACCAGAAGAATTTTTCATCAGATAAACTCTTGGTTTTAAAGTATTAATTAAACCTAAAACACTTGGAGTATCTTCTATAGAATCTTTTATTCGACGATCTGATATCTTTACTAAACTACCACTATAATTAACGTTATTCCAATAATAACTTGCCGTTCCACAATTTCTTGCACCGGCTGTAAAGGGATAAAAATTAGTGTCCCAACCTGAGCTACTTGGATTCACAAATCCAATACCATTGACTCTTGAAAAACCAGATGAACCAAAAGAACAATAACCGGGTATCATAATATCCATCTATGTTAAGTGATCCACCACTAATTGTTGGAGAATTAATGCCAATAGATGCTGTAATTGTTCCACCAGAAATTGTTTCAGCGGCCAAAGAACCGGTTGCAATTTTTCCACCACTAATAGTTGTTACACTATCGCCTATTCTTGCTTCTAACTCACCAGGTCTTATTCTTATTGAAGCCTCATAAGCAGCATCCTCTGCGGTACCTTTAGCTTCTAAAGCTATCTCTCCAGCGCTAATTGCAGTACTAAGTGCTGTATCTGCATCTGACTTCGCTTCATTAATAAGTGTAAGAGTGTTGCCTCCGGTAATGTTGACATTACCACTTACTGTAAGTGTTGAGCCATCCCAAGTTAATTTATTACCTAAGGAAAATTGAGAGTCATCATCTACATAAAATGGAGTATTAGTATTATTGTAAACGCCTGTTCCAAGAAAAATTTTTGAATTACTTGCTATCACTGTATTACCAGTTAACGTTAAATTTTTAGTGGTTATTGTATTGGCTGTAACATCACCTTCTTTTAGAACCTTGAACGGAGCACCAACTAAGGTTCCAGAACCCAACCAAAGATTTCCATCACTATCAACGTGAAAAGATCCAGAGTCAAATCCACCAATGTCAATACTTCCTGCTATTGTTGCATCGTAGAAATATGCTCTACCGCTACCGTTGATTAACCAACCTGTTGTAGCATTTGCATAGCTTCCGCCCCCAACATCAACTCCATTAAAGGTAGAAGATTTAATAATTGAAGTTGCGCCAGCCATTGTAATAGTATGTGCGCCGATTGTTCCAGCTGTAATCTTAGATGCAGTAAGATCTATAATGTGCGCAGAATCTATAAGTGTTGTAGCAGTTGATGCCACAATTGGTGTCCATGCAGATTTATTGCTAGATGTATCTATTGATTGAACTCTGGCAAAGTAAAGCTTTTCTGTTGTCACTACAGTCGTGACTCCAGTATTTGCATTTACCTGATTTGTTGTTTCAGAGTTTTGCGGAACATCAACAGCTACAACGTTTGAGGAGGAAAAGCCAGAAAGATATGGAGTTGCTCCAGAATTAATAACATAAGTTGAACCACTTTGACTAATGTCTTCAGGAAGATAAACCTCATAGTTGTATCCTCTTAAGTCTGATTCATTAGAGGGATTAAAGCTAATCATTATCGACTTGTAGTTGCCGACTATTGTTAAATCACCAAGTTCTGCCGGCTGAGTAAGGTCAGCTGGAACAGTAAATCTAACAGCTGAAGCTGGATCTAATAGAACATTTAATTCTACATCTTTTGGTTTAACTGTTAAAAGATATTGTTTTCCAGGTTTTAAATTTTGTATCGTTTTTTTGATTGTGGCCATTACCTTAAGCCTCCTATTGATTTGAAGGTTAAATCTGGATTTATTTCTTGATCATCTAAAGAAAAATAAAAGTTTCTTAAAAAACTTATTTTACTTACGTAAATTTGATTATTGCCTGATAAAATATTTTTATCTGATAAAGTTTCAATTTCTAAAGTATAGTCAAGATATTCTAAATCATTTTTTTGAAAAATTATTGATTCTTTTTCCTCAGTTGAATAACAATCAATTTCATACCAATCCAAAACTATATTTTCAGTTTCTTCTGAAGATTCATATTTTGTAGTTATTCTAACTTTACATTTACCATATCCTGGACCAACTGCACCAGTTATTTTAATGTTTGGTCCACTAAAAGTTCCGACTATCTTAGATCCAACTTTTGTTGACAGGTTATTGACCCAATCTGTTCCATCGTTAAAGTATGCCAATCTATAATATCCAATAGAGTTTTTATTAATCTCAGTGTCGTACAAATCAATACTCGGTGGAGTTGCGCTATAGTAAGGACTGTAGCCTGGACTTGCTTCAAGTGAATTAATAACAGTATTTGGATATTCTACGTATTCATAAGATGTTACTGAATTTGATGTAACTGGAGTTGCATGAATATACTTTATATAGTCTGATCCATAGTAAACGCTATAGGTTCCATCTGGAAGACTATTTGCTTCGTGATTCTTTGCGGCCTTAAAATACATTATACCGTCAACAATTCTAGTAACCACAGGAGTTGAAGCCTCTAATGTTGAAACATTAGAATTTTCATAAACCACTAAATATGAATGATCTTGCTCAACCTTAAGAAGACTCGAATTATATACATAGTTTAATTCATTATTTCCAATGTCTGCAAATAGCCAATCATTAGCAGTTATATAGTCCTTTAATTGATCTATTACTATTCCGTCTTTTTAAAGGTGGAATGTTATAAACCTTTTGTTGAGGACTTGCAAGATTGCTTGTATTGTCTAAATATTTAAACCAGCTCATGTCACAACTCTATGTATAATATTTCAAAATCGTATTTGTCCTTAAATTCATCTGGTATATCGATGCTGATATTTACATCTGCAACTGGAACCCCACCTATTAGTATATCAGGTGTGATGGAATCAATTTTGATAACAACTTCTTTTGCTGCTGAATTTATTTGCTGTAAATTAATTTCATTTCTTACCGACTCATAATCTATGTCTATAGATCTTATTCTTTTAGATCCATCTGAGCCAGAATGAGAATGTTCACCTATCTGTACTCCGTCTATCTTTGCAGCATTTTCTACTGTTATATCTCCAACTATTACTCCGCCAGACTTCATTAGATACTGGGGATGACTATCTTCGCTTAAGTCATCTAATAAAGAGTGACTAGATTTTAGTGAGTTAATTTGAGACTCATCTACGAATAAACCAGAAAGCAAAGAAGCATAATTTGAATCTGTTTCGGTAGTAACAATTCTTTCTCTATTTACAGCTTTTATAGATAGCTGAGATATAAAGCTTGTGTACTTTCTTCTTTGAACTATAGATTGATACAAGGAATCTATTTTTGCAGATGTGTTATTCCTTCTTTCTAATAAGTCTGTTAAAACCGACTTAAAGTTACCCTCTGCGGCTAATAGTGCTATTGCTGCTTCTTCTGACAAAGAAGGTAGTTCTGTTTTCATATTTGTAGTTCTTATATCTAGAGCAAAATCGGAAACAACTTTTGTTTTAAACCTTAATGATGGACTTAAATACTTATTGTAAAATACATTGCAGTTAGTTACCAAATCTTTATGAAGGGTATCTAACTGGCTGTCTATCATGTTCGTTAAAGAGTTTACTTTGATAGAAAAAAATGCTTGAAATTGAGCGGCTTGCTTTTTAGTTGTTTTATCCACTTCGGTTTCTGGCAAACCTGTTGGGGATGATTTGATTGATTGGGCAAAGAGTTCCT